AGAACGCAGATTACATAACAGTACCAGAAGGACTTAATAATTCATTTGCAGTAAGACAATGGATAGAATGGATATGCACAGGAGATAGAAGTACTGATGCTTATTGGTATGACAATGATAAAAGTGCTGGTGCGTTTAAATGGGAACCAGAACAAGAACAAAAAGAATTATTAGATTACTTTAAAACAACAAAAGGTTTTGTAGTAACTTACGGACTTGCAGAAGTTTGGAGAGATAAAAAGACCAAGGGCGTGTTTTGGAGAGGCGTACCCAACAAAGTGTTTAGTCCCGAACTGCACGAATCAGTTACAAGTACAGTAGAAGAAAATGTTAACAATATGAAACGCATTGCTGATCTTATTCATCAGACTTGTGGAGAAGATAAGCATATAATTTATACACTATCCCCTGTACCTTTAGCGGCTACATTTCAAAACAGACCAACTATGGTCAGTGACTGTGTTAGTAAAAGTATATTGCGTGTTGCTTTAGATGAATACTTTAGAAAACATAATCCAAAAAATGTTTATTACTGGCCAAGTTTTGAAATGGTGCGTTGGGTAGGACCGCACACAGAGTTTCCTACACTGTTTGAAGATAACACAACAAGACACGTAAACAATTCTATTGTGTCAATTATTATAGATAATTTTGTAAAGGCTTTCTTTAAAAACTAACGCCACTGATTCAGTGTGTATAACTTTGCATCATAACAATCAATATAGTCTGAGTTATTACTGTGCCTTACTCTGCCAGTTCCGTGTATGATGTCTCCGTCTCTATATGCAAATGGTTTGTGTATAACAACATCAATGTAATCTCCAAAGTTAGTTCCTAGTGTAACAAACGTTACATATCTACCTTTGTTACCTTTGTACACTCTACCATTAGCAACTAAACCTGCAAACTCAACTCTATCCAACCATTGCTGTCTAACTCCAAGTGCAGGAACAAAGCCATGTTTCCACCAACCATTCAATGTAGGTAATCCGTGTCTGTGTGCTTCTGTTTGATATACCCAACGCCTGTATGAACCTTCACAGTGTTTTAAACAAGCCGCCCAGAACTCTTTAGGATTGTGTGCCTTTTGATATGCTAATGCCCATATGAGTCTACCTAAGTTTACTGCGTGGGCTCTACATAAACCAAAGCCACCAAGTTGTTCAAGAGCCGCCATGGCTTCTTTCTTCTTAGGGTGATTACCAAGGCGTTCCACAAACTCCATAATCTTTTCATCATTCTTTTTTGCAAATGCTCTACGATACATATCCGCTTCATACATATCAATATCAATTAGACTTGCAATTATTTCAATAGCATCATCTTCAAACACCACACTGTCTTGAACTGCTTCTTTTGACCAGTCATGAAACATAGCGGCCTTTTGTCTACCACTCAATGCTACCGGACGTATCAATGCAGTTGCAAACACACAGTCGTGAACGCTTTTTGGTTGTATGGCTCTAAACAATCTTCGCATGGCCGGTGACTCTCCTTGAGTTACTCCTAACACATCACCACGTGATAATAATGCACTTGTCTTTTCATCTTCTTCTGGATAGTGTTCTAATTTGGTTACACCATTAACTTCCATTAACTGAGACAATCCTCTGTTAGCAAGTATGTCAACTTTTAAATGTTCTAGATCTTCAATTTCATATTTGTCCAAAAGTATTTGGTTGTCTTGTGATATCAAACTTTTTGGTAACTGCCTATCAAACATAATGATACCACCACAGTGTTTTGAAATGGCACGTTTCTTTCCGAGCAGTTTCTTTTCTATTCTTTTTGCTTCTTGTACATCTATATCATAATCTTCATACTTAAAGTTACGTGGTAAGTTTCCTTTAGCACCCAAACGTTTGGCCGCTTCTTTCTTTGCACTCTTTTCTCTATACATCACATAATTTGATAGTCGTGCAGTTTTACCCGGCCACTTTTTAAATATGCGTTGCATCACTTCACCTTGTTGATGATGTTCAAAGTCTATGTCAACGTCTGGTAAGTCTTCACGCATTGGATTCATGAAACGTGCTACTGGTATGTTCCATTTGATAGGATCTACATCTGTGATACCTAATAGGTAACAAATCAAACTGCTACCTGCAGATCCTCTTGTCATGTGTTGTAAGTCTTGTGTAAGATCGATTATATCACATATCTTATGAAAGTATTGTGTGAATCGTAAGTTTAAGATAAGTTCAAATTCTTCAGCCAGTCTGTCTTTGTATTTGTTGCCTTCTGGTGTTGGTCTTTTAAATCGAGATATCAGACTTTGTATGTTTTCTAAATCATCAGCCATATTGCCTCCTAATGCCTTTTATAAGATTATTTAGTGAGACAAAAAATGAAGTTTGCTAATTTTGGTAAACCTAATTACCACCAACCTAAGGCTCTGCCGTTGCCTGTTATGATCATTAAACAAGTTACTATGTGCAGTACTACCCACATTGATCGAATTGTAAGGTGTATATGGTCGTCTTTCTTATCGTTGTCATAGGCATGGCTACCCATTGCCTTACACCAATATATCCATATCTGTTTGATTGCCAATCTCCTATTGGACTATTCTGAACCTAAGTTTCCTAAAAACTCTCTTAACTTTGTACTATCTGTTTCTGCTCTAATCTTACCAACAGTTTTTCCTTCTGTAGGATCTGCTGGACTTTCGTCTTGTTTTATTTCACCTGGAGTAGATGTGCGTTTGATTTGATCAAACACCGTTGACTTACGTTTTGCAAATTCTTGATACTCTTCATCATCTGCTAAATCTCTAATACGCAAACTATCTATATCAAACTCTAAATCAATCTTACTACCAACACCTGAACTACTTCTAGTTTTCATAAGTTGTATTTGATATCTTCCACGTTCCTTCATTGCTCTACTTGTAAAGATACCTATAACATTATCAGCAGTTTGTATTTTACTTAAACCACCTGCTATGTGCGAATGATCAAATTCTATTTCTTCAACACTTGCTCTATTCAACTGCGATGCAGTAACAAACACTGTGTTGCTTTCCATTGCCAAGTTTCTAAGTTCTTCAGATACAAACTTGTCTTTCACAAATAAATCACTTGGACTTACCTTTCTACTCATTGGCATCATCAAGTCTAAGTAATCAATCAATAATACATCAATTCTTTTACCTGTCTTTATTTCATATTCTTTAACAAAACTTCTTATGTCATTTGTGTTCTTACCACTTGGCATATACTTAATCTGGAAAGCACCAGACTTCTTACCAACTAGTTTGACTTTCATTTCTACTGTGTCTAAGTCTTTAAATATTTCTTTTGTTGGAATGTCAGTTGTCATACTATCAACTCTCATTGCCACAAGTGCTTCACTTAATTCAAATGTAAGATACACAACATTCATTCCTGCCAATGCCCAATTGACTCCTAAGTTTGCTAAGAACAAACTCTTACCTGCACCACTACCACCTGCAAAAATATTAAGTTCACCTCTGTTAAATCCACCAAATAGTTTCCTATCCAGACTTGCCCAACCTGTGCTTACTTGGCCATTGTTATCCTTTAGACCCATAAGTCTACCTTTAGGATCTCTAAAGTAATCTATGCCTAAATCTTTTTGTAATCCTACTTGTACTGCACTTTTAATCTTATCTTCTACTGGACCATAGTTGCCTTCTTCAAGTAAGTTTGCACTTTCTAATATTGCACGTTCAAGTCCTTTGTGTCTTGTAAATGTTTCAAACTCACTTAACAACCAATCATAGTGTTCTTCACGTAACCCTTCTGGAATCTTTAGTTCTGTTTTACAAGTTGCATTGACCATTTCTTCTGTAGGCAATGTGTTATGTTCTGTAACATACTTGTTAATAAACTCTGCGGCGTCTTGTAATTTTCTATCAAACAAAGTATGATCAAAGATAGTTTGACAACGCACAAAACTTTGTGCATCACTCAACATCATTTCCAGATACACCTTCTGGACATCATAACCATATTCTTTATTTTGCTTTGCCATAACTATCCTTTATTATACCATACTTTAGGATCAAAGTCAATGTGTGTTCTTTCCATTCCAAGTACTGCTCCGATGCATGATCCTGGGTCTCCTGGATTTGGTGGTATCCAAATACTATCCCAGTTAGGCTTTAATTGTTTTACCATAAGTTTGTTTAACGCACAACCGCCTGTTAATACAAGATTTTTTGAAGGCAGTTTAAAACTAGCACTAGTACTTATTCGCATCATCATACGTTCAAATGCCTCCTGAGTGCTGGCTCCAATATCAATTAATTCTTTTTCACTTTGTAATTCAGGCCTCCACCAATTACAACCTCTGTGTAAATTTTCTTTGAAACGCACTTGCCAAAAACCATTTTTTAACATTTTTTGATCTGTGAAGTCTTTTTCTATAGCGTCAAGGTATGCATATCTATCTCCTTTGATAGCATAGTCGCTTAGAATATATTCTTCTGCGTTTGCTTTTAATCCGCAACGTTGTGTCATTGCACTGTAAAACAATCCAATGCTATGTGGATACTTTTGCCTATACACTTTTTTAATCTGTGTTCCCGTACCATTCCATATGGTGAATGTTTCAAACTCACCTATGCTGTCTATACAAATGATAGTTGCATCTTGAAAGCCACTGGTGTAATAACCATATGCCGCATGACTTTCATGATGATCAATATATTCTATAGGACAGTTAATACCCCACTTGTTGAGATATTTCTTAATGTTATTTTCTTTTGCTAACCATCCTTGACCAGCGGCAAATTGTCTAAGTGTTTTTAGGAATGGTCTTTCATACCAAATTACTTTATCTGGTAATCCATAACTTTGTTTGGCAACTTCTAATTGTGTCCAGTTGAAGTCTGGATCATTAGGGACATCACTGAAGTCTTTGCTTAAAGACGCCCAAGCGAGTTTGTTGTCTACAAAAACTGCTAGACTGGCGTCATGGCTATTACCAACCATTCCCCAAATTATCATTTTATATCCCCTTCAACTTTTTCCAGCCTGTGTGTAAGATGTAAAACCAAACACCATTTACCGAAGGCTCAATCAATGCTACTGCACCAGCCTCCCATAAACTTGCACCAGTCATTAGAGTAACAACTGTCATTGCAATAACCACGTGTCCTGCCGTGTATATTAATGCAAGTGCTAGACTAGACCCACTTAGGATTTTACTAAACGCATTCTGAATGCCTTGTGTGAACTCAGTCATTTACTTCCTTTCTATTTGTAGATAAAGGGATCTCTTTTCTTAAGTTCCTTTATCCTTTTCTTCAAACGTCTCTTTTCTAAAAAGTCGTTCCAAGCCTTTTTTAGTTTGCTTAACCAAACCATTTCTTTGCTCCTAGTTGTATCTTCAAAGGATTGTGTTCTGCACTTCCTATGATGCTATGTAAAGTATAAATCTTTCCATAGGTTTGTACTGCTTCATTTACGTCCTTTACAGATTCATGCCAATCAGGCAATGCCACTGACCAACCCAAGTCTATTGCTTGTTGGATCAATTTCTCACCTGCCTCATCTCTGTCAGGCATTACTACT